CTAATAAGATTGATTATGAACTCATAGGAGAATCACCATCAACCTATACCTTTAACCCAAGTATTTGGAAGGATGCATTTAGAAATTTCAAAAGAACTACAAATGATTTAAAATCTTCTGCTTCAGGATATACAACAGCAAACACTATATCAACTCTTCATGCTAACTTAACAGGACCAAAAAGATATTTATATTACAAATCATCTCATCGTAAAAATAATGCAGTTATACCTGTAACAGAATTAAGAGTGAATAACCCAAAGGAAAAAATAAGCCAAATTGCTAGAGTAAAAACCTTAGATGGTTCAGGAATTCAATTCTTAAAATTAAAAGAAGATGATGATTTAGTAGTAACAAAAGCAATCCATACTAACACACTAAAAGAATTTAAATTACCTTATTATGTTGATAATAATTATCAAAGCATTGGCCCTATATTTTCAATAGTTCTAAAGAAGTTCCCAAAGACTGAAGTGGATTATGGAGGTTCTACCTCTATAAAAGCAAATGATATTATTAGAGTAAACGATACTTATTATAGAGTATCTACAGTGAGTGCTCCCGCAAATAATAAACAATACATTAATGTTAGCCATAAGAAATTATCTAATGTGGCTACTTGGTCTGCGTTATCATCAGAATCTGATATGGAAACCTTTACGGGTGCAGATGCATATGTAATGTCTTGGAATGGTGGACTCAATAGTTCTTGCCCAATAGATTCAGAAGGGGTTTATGCCTCCAATACACTACAAAGATTAACCATGCACGGTAATACTATATCATTAAAGGATAATAGTTTATATAATAAGAAAATATCTTTATTAAATCCTGAATTTTATGGACATGATATTACTATAAACTACGGTGATTCTTTACATAATCATATTAAATTGAAATCCACTAAGAAATTCTATCAGCCTGATTCAGAAAGAATTGATTTTATGTATTATTATAATGGGAATTATGCAATAGAAGAAGAAGCCTTTAATGGAACAATAGAAGATATAGAATCCAGTAGTAGTGAAGGAGTGCTAACCTATACTATTACAGGGCGAGATAAGACTTCAATTTTATTAAATAATCTAACAAATATCAATTTGAATAAAACAGATGATGTAATATATTCTACTTTAGCACCGGTATTTGATGCTCCAACCACAACTGTTACTAGATATAGTATGACTAATACTGGTGTGTTAACACTTACAGGCACTGTAGCGGTTGAAAAGCATGATTTATTTTTGAATAGTAATGGAGAACTCATAGGAGAAGCAGTATCAGATACTCCTAGTGGGTCAAATACCGCAGTAACATTGGGTGGTTTTGATTATACTAGGGGAACAGCAGGAACTTCTACACTATATCATATTAAATTCGCTGAAATAAATTACTTGACAGGGACAAAAGCAATGGCAACAAATCTTGACGCTAGTAAATACCCCACAGATTATTCTTCTATTGGAGAGAAAGGATTAGTTTTCCATGATGGAGAAAAGATAACCTATGATAGTTCATTTATATACAATAATTTACTGAATACTTCTTCTATAGGTTCATTTAATACAGATAGAACTATAGGATATGATATTACAGATGTAAAAGGAATAGAGGAATCTTATGATTCTAACTTTGCATTTAAATTGTCAAATGAAACTGCGGCAGATATTACATATAATAATGTTCATACAGTAGCAATGAGCAATTATGATGTGATTGATTTTGATTCACATGATACTGGAATAACATTAAAAATTGCTCCTAAATTTCCAATAGTTCTTGGAAGTATAGATACTAATGTGATAGATTCTAATGCTTGGGGAACAGACATGAGATATTTATACATGGTTAATTCTAATATTCCAAATGGAGGATTTATACACACATTAAAGAATACGCAGGGAGGGACAAATCAAAATATACATTATTACACTCCAGAAAATACATTTAGATATTGGGGAGTGCAGCGTTTCAAAGAAGGAAGTATATATGAAGACCAAGTAGAATCTACATCAGGAGGAACAAATCATTATAGTATTTATAACAATAACTCAAAGACTCAGAGAATTAATGCGGCAATGCCTATGTATAAAATAAATGCTCTTGGCTCAAAATTAACTCCTGTTGCCAAAACATCAGAAGAAGTGACTGGAGATGAAACCCCTTCTTTATTACCTATAAGAGAATCTAATATTTGGACAGCCTCTCATATGGGATTAAGTAATAGAGTAGAACCTATTGAATATTGGGATTCAGCAATAAAAACTACCACTTGGAAACAACTGCAAAATAGAGATTATCGGGCTAAGAATTATGAATTATTAGCAATAGGAGATATTTATCCAGATTCTAAATTAAGATGGAATAATATTCAAGCAAAATCAGAAGATTTCTCTAAGTATGGAATGATACTTGAATCAGAAGGTTCAGAAGGAAAAACTATATTACATCAAAATTTTATGGGGTCAACCACTAATACTAATACTTCGGATTCTAATTATGAAAGAATAGAAATAAGTTCTTCAAATAAAACAACAAATCAATTAAAGAGATTTGGTATAATGAGATTAGTCGAAGCAACCTTCGATTGGCATATGAATCCTGTTGATTATGAAAGTATGAAGAAATCAAATGATTACCCTAAAATAAATAATTTTAAATATCCTAGAATGAAAATAATAAATAGCACAGCAGAAGTAACCGATGGAGATGTTTCAGGCGCATCACAAATGGACACTACCATTACCTTTGCCGCAGGAGATATTATTTATTCTGCTGATGGTAAAGTTCATGCAGTAGTAACTAATGCAGGGGCGGCTGATTTAATAGCCTCCTCAGATAAGAAACAAAACAATAGTTATGAAGGAAAAATATATGTAGTCAGACAAAAATTATTTGAGTTACTTGCAGATAGTGGTTGGGGACTAGATTCATTAAATGATAGTGATTTTAGAATGATGACTAATTATATTATGTTGCCCGGAATAGATAGAGATTACTTTCATTGGACTTTGCTAGAAACAGGAAGTGATGAGTTTGATGCCAATAATACAATAATTCCAGTAATTTCTAAAGCAATATATGATGGCTCAAATGGAAATTTAGATGAATATTATGGTTTATTTCACCAAAGCAAAAGGTGGGATTCTGCAACAACTAACCCTGTTTGGTATCATCCCTCTAGAGTAATCAATGCTTTAGCAATGCCTACTATTAATTCTGACAATAATGCATTAGTCAGAGTTGATGGTATTCAATATAAAATAGGAAATAAATCACATATATATGGAAAAGGGACTTTATTATTTAACGATATGCAAAAGTCAACTCAAAATCACAATGAAGAAAAATTTGAATTTCCTACTTCTGCTATGTTAAATAGAAATTATGTAAGTGGCTCAACTACTCAAGATGATGCGTATATTGCTTTTGCTAATGGTGCAACGCATATTAATTTAGACCAACATGCTCCAAATGTTGCATTAATAAATGTTCATACTGAATCCGAATATGTAGTTTGTGGAACAAAAACACAAAGACATATTTATGCTGCACCTAATGGAAACACTAGAACCTGGGATGATAGAAAAACTAACCATAGAACAACTGCCGTTGGAGATAATGGAGCATTATTTCAAGCACAAATGTTTTTTAAGCCAAAATTTAAATGGGCATCAGGAACAAATGTAGGAACATCTTTTAATTTTATATTAAATGATGATTCCCTCCATAATTGGTTAGATTTTGTTCCTAATTTAACTGGATATTATTTAGTATCAGATAGGCTTACTCCTGATACAGATTCAAATTATTTACCAAATGACCACGGTGGTTATCATTTTGTTGAAGGAGAACCAATATATGTAGGAAAAATATTAAGTCATACTACAGAAACTACGGGTGATTATATTCAACATAATTTTACTGTAGATAAAACAATACATACATCTACAACAGGAAGAACTCTTAGGTTAATGAGAGTATCAGAAACAACATTTGAAGACACACCTGATTATTTTGAAGTAAATAAAATGTTTGATTCAGGATTAAAATATGATGCATTACATCAGAATTTTATTACAGGAACAAAAGATGAATCGGGTGCTGACCTTAGTAGTGTTGAGGGAAATTATTTATCCTATCAAGAAGGATTATATGCAATGTATCTATTAATGGATGTTGATACTTTAAATGCATATCCTGATAGAAGAACATTAAATGATGCTAAGGCTTTGTTTAGTAACGGAGATTCATTAAATTGTTATATTACTGATGGGAGAAATAAACAAGAAATGAATCTAATTGTGACAGAAACGAGTAAATCACTTAAATTTTCATATGAGGGAACATTAACAGGAAATGGCGTAGTATCATTTGGTGAAACCTTTACAATAGAAACCCCAAAAATATCAAAGGTAAGAAATCCAAAGACTGCATATATTGGAACCACATTTTCAATAGGAACAGACGCTGAACTAGCAATAGAAGAGATACTTGAAGAAAATGGGATTCAAGTAGATACATCTGAAAAACAACTTAATTATACAAGTAACATTGTTAGTGCTGATACAACCGGAAGTAACACATCAGGTTCAGCCGGAAGAAACATTGATATTGTCGATACGCTTGTAGGTGTTGGATTAGGAGAGATAATTTACAACCAATACGGAAAGTTGA